TATGAGTGATTTTTTAAAAGATATAATCAAAGAAACAGGTAATGAATACGCTACACTTGCCAAAGACGGTGTTGCTGGTGGAGATGTAGATAGTTTTATAGATACTGGCTCATACTCTTTTAACGCCTTACTATCGGGCAGTATATATGGTGGTTTACCAAACAATAGAATTACGGCAATCGCCGGTGAAGCTGCGACAGGTAAGACCTTTTTTGCATTAGGCATTGTCAAAAGTTTTTTAGATAAAGACCCCAACGCAGGTGTCATTTATTTCGAATCAGAAAATGCTATATCAAAAGACATGATTGAAAGTCGTGGTGTTGATAGTAGTAGAATTGTTGTAATGCCAGTTTCAACAGTACAAGAATTTAGAACACAATCAATTAAGATAATTGAAAAGTATATTGAACAACCAGAGGCTAGTAGAAAACCAATGATGTTTTGTTTAGATAGTTTAGGTATGTTATCTACTACAAAAGAAATGGAAGATACAGCTGCTGGTAAAGAAACAAGAGATATGACAAGAAGTCAAATTGTTAAATCTACTTTTAGAGTATTGACCTTAAAACTTGGTCAAGCAGGTGTTCCCATGATTATGACCAATCACACTTATGATGTTATTGGTTCTATGTTCCCTCAAAAAGAAATGGGTGGCGGCTCAGGTTTGAAGTACGCTGCTTCATCAATCATCTATCTAGGTAAGAGAAAAGAAAAAGACGGTACCGAAGTAGTTGGTAATATTATTCATTGTAAAAATTATAAGTCCAGAATAACAAAAGAGAATGCTCAAATTGATGTAAGACTATCATACAAGCAAGGTTTAGATAGACATTATGGTCTGTTAGAACTAGGCGAAGAATGTGGTGTCTTTAAAAAGGTATCTACTAGATATGAAATGCCAGACGGCACAAAAGTATTTGGTAAGTCTATCAATACAGAGCCTGAAAAATATTTTACAACAGAGGTATTAGATAAGATTGATGAATTCACAAGAAAAAAATTCACATACGGCGCAGACGAAGAATAAAGATTATACTTTCGTACAAAAAGAAGGTGACGACTTTACATGTTTAAAGTTAACATCTAAAAAGTATGATGGTATAATTTATAAGTATGGCAATGTAGGCTTTGGTCCTAAAGAAAATGAGGACGGAACCTTGCCATTAATCTTCGACTATGATATAATAAGAAATACAAATAATATAGATTTGGGAGATGAAAAAGATTTCGTCATTCATATCGGTGACATATTATTAGAACTGATGGAGAAACAATTAAAAGATGGTACAGCAATCATTAAGTGATAGAATAGAAACCACAATATTAAGTAATCTTTTCTTCAATGAAGACTTTACTAGAAAGGCTTTGCCTTTTATTGAAGCTGATTACTTTGCAAATGGTGATGAACAAACATTATTTACAGAGATTGAAAAGTTTGTAGAAAGTTATAAAAACTTACCTACAAAAGATACCATTCTTATTGAACTTGGTGGTCGTAAAGACTTAACCGAAGAACAACTTAAAAACTTAAAACAGTTAGTTGCTGGTGCCAATGATACACAAGTAGATTTAAAATGGCTGTTAGACGCAACCGAAAAATGGTGTAAAGACCGTGCTGTTCATAATGCCGTATTATCTGGTATTAAAATTTTAGATAACAAAGACCAAAAGAGAACACCTGAAGCAATACCTGGTATTCTTGCAGACGCATTGTCAGTTAGTTTTGATAATCATATTGGTCACGATTATTTACAAGACGCAGAAAAACGATATGATTGGTACCATACAAAAGAGAAAAAGTTTAAATTTGATTTAGATTTCTTTAATAGAATTACAAAAGGTGGTGTACCAAGTAAAACACTTAACATTGCTCTTGCAGGTACAGGTGTTGGTAAATCTTTATTCATGTGTCATGTTGCTTCAAGTTTCTTAACACAAGGTAAAAATGTATTGTATATTACATTAGAAATGGCTGAAGAAAGAATTGCTGAAAGAATAGACGCAAACTTATTTGATATCCCTATGGAAGATATTAGAGATATGCCAAAACAATTGTATGATAATAAAGTTGACAAGTTAAATGCTAAGACAAAAGGTCAATTAATCATTAAAGAATATCCTACAGCCTCTGCTCATAGTGGTCACTTTAGAGCATTGATTAATGAATTAACATTGAAGAAGTCATTTAAGCCTGATGTTGTTTTTATTGATTATCTAAACATATGTGCTAGTGCAAGATTTAAAGGTGGTAATATATCATCATATTTTTATATTAAAGCAATCGCTGAAGAATTAAGAGGTCTTGCTGTTGAGTTTGATATGCCTATTTTTAGTGCAACACAAACTACAAGAACTGGTTTTGCTAGTACAGATATTGGTTTAGAAGATACATCTGAATCATTTGGTCTTCCAGCAACTGCTGACTTTATGTTTGCCTTAATGTCAAATGAAGAATTAGAAGCCTTAGGTCAAATGAAAGTTAAACAGTTAAAGAATAGATATAATGACCCTAGTATGAATAGAGCATTTATCGTAGGTGTTGACAGAGCTAAAATGAGATTGTATGATGTAGAAAATAATGCTCAGAATATTGTTGATAGTGGTCAAAAACAACAAGACAATTATCCAAAACCAGAGGACGCTTACAGTAAGTTTAGTGACTTCAAACTATGATACCAAACGAATGGTTAGTAAGAAAGAAAATTGGTGTAGATGGCATTAGAAATGCTATATCTGTGGCTGATAAGCATGAGATTGATTTAAAAGTTAGTGAAAGGTCAACAACTGGTCAAAATAGTAAACAATGGAATTTTACACAATTTGATGTGTTATCAAACTTTATATGTAAAGAATTGATGAGTGAAGAATTTAGAGAACACTTTAATATAAAAGACTATGCACAAGGTAATGCTTGGATGGTTGAGGGTAATGAGGGTTCATATCACCGTATGCACAGACACATACCAGCGACACATGAAGCTGAAAGATTAAGACCTCATAGTAAAAACATTGCTTGTGTGATTTATACAGATGTACCACCAATGCCTTGTGGTGAGTTTTACTTTTTATTAAAGAAAGAAAATGACATCATCATAAATGTTATGGAAGATTTAGAACCTGGAGATATGATTGTTATGCCATGTACAGTTTATCACGGTGTATATCCTCAAGGACCAGGAAAAAGAACAACAATTAACATAGATTTTAATTATGCCGGAAAAGAAAACTAAAACCAAAAAACAAAAAGTACGATTTCACAAAGGTGATAAAAGACCTGGTGGAGCAGCTCTAAAGGAGAAAGACTTGTACTATACTAAAAAGATGATTAAAAAAGGCAGAAAGATTGTTTGGCATTGTATCGAACATCCTACCGGTCGAATCATTAAAGAATGTTTTTTTGAAGAAGACGCTTCTGATTTTGTGAAGTTTCAAAATAAACATAAAGTATGGTTGGTCAATGGTGGTATTCCAGACTTCTTATGTTTTAAAGGTGAAATAAAGGCTTGACTTTATTATCATACTACTGTATAAATAGTGGTATGGCATTCAACATAGCAACCAGATTAGGTGTTCAAAAACATTTAAAAGCGACATTATATAATATGTCGAAACCCTACTTTACAAAAATGCAAGAGGGTGCTTTTTTCTGTGACGACACTCCTGTTTCTTCCTCAAAAATACATACTGTAAAAGTATCTACTGCCAATTTCGTGGCAATCAAACCTTTATTAAATAAAGATAAAGCAAAAGAAGTTAGTAGAGGTGGTAAGAAGTCGGCTGATGTTGACTTTGGTGTTGGTACATTAAGATTTTTAGAAACAGGTAAAGTTTCAGTTAGTGCCTCTGACGGTCAAACAACCGCCAAACAAGAACGAGCTTCACTAGAAATGGTGAAAAGAGTTTTACAAGAAAACAAGTCATACGCTACACCTCAAATGATTGCCAAAGATAAACCATTCTTTGATAGATTAATGAAAGTATATCCTGAAATCAATGATGTTTGGTTACAAGGTCTACACGCACAAGGTGTTAAGATGAAATCTTTATATGCAGGTTCTGGTTTTACAGAAATCAATAGAGATGGTGGTTTTATGGACTTCATCTCAACTTTAATTAGAACTAAATTTGGTATCAGTAAAAAAGACGCATGGAATCCTGCTGACATTTGGCTAATTAAAGATGAAACAAAAGTTAGAAAAAAATTATTAGATAGTGTAAGTGGTTCTAATCCTAGTGTCAGTAGATTAAATGATACTATGAGAGTGATGTATAAAAACAAAACACTTGTAGGTGTATCACTCAAGGCTGTTTCAGGTAAGACTGCTAAATGGGAAAATGTAAATACAGTTTCTAACATACCTCAATCTGAAAAACTTAAATTAAAAAGTATCAGAATGGATTTTACAAATAAAAATGATGGTACATTAGGTACCTCTGATACGGTAATTACAGTTATGGCTGGTCAATCAGGTGCTAAGTTTCAATTAAGACAAAACTCAAAAGGTTTTAATAACTTAAAGTTTGAACCAACAAAGATAGGTGCTACTTCAGCCAGACTAGGTAAAGTACCACTAGATATGTTAGCACGATTGTTACCAGAATATAAGATTAATAATTTTAAAAACAACTGGCGATTATATCCACAAACCGCTGGTGAGTTTAAAGATGTACAAAAGATATATGCAGATAGATTCAAAGCAATCAATGGTGATGTAGATACCGGTATTACAAATACACAGTTTATTGAGAGTATGACCAAGTCATTTAAATCAGCTGACCAGAATAATGGTGTATCAACATCTAAATTACAACAGTTAGATTTTGTATATTATATTATGCAAATAAGAATGAGTGAAAGAAATGAATTATTGACTAATATGTTGTACCTGGCAGAGAAAAAAGGCGCTCAATTCGCACCTTTTGGCAAATTATATTAAAAAAGTGCTTGCCAAGACCAGCGGAATATGTTATAATACAAGTATAAAATGGTATAAATAGTATTGTATGATTTGTTAATGGGTACTTGAATATTATATAAATGGATAAATTGGAGAACAAATGTTTAGTTTTAAAGGCTTTTTCACACAGGAAAAGAACACACACCTCGAACACCTAGAAGACGATATAATTAATCGTGGTTCACAAGGTGGTGTAAATGCAATCAACTTCCTAAATTCAGTAAGAAATATGCTTGCCGGCAATATTGGTGGTAAGTTAAATATGTCTGTAAAATGGGACGGTGCGCCAGCCGTATTCTGTGGTACTAATCCAGAAAATGGTAAATTCTTTGTAGGAACAAAGTCTGTATTCAACAAAACTCCTAAAATCAACTATACACCAACTGATATAAGACGAAATCATGGTGGTGAACTCGCTAACAAATTACAAGTGTGTTTGAGAGAACTACCGAAATTGGGGTTAGATGGTATTTA